AGTTGATGCAGAGAAAACACAGCGCAATGTCACTAATGCACAAGCTGATCTTAAGAATGGCATGGACGTTGCTTCGCTTAAAGCGAAGTACGGCGATGACATTCTTACCATGATCCCTAACTATGTGCAACCAGGAGGAGGCGGTCGGACGGCACCTGCGCCATTGACTGCACCTGCGCCATTGACTGCACCTGCGCCATTGACTGCACCTGCGCCATTGTCGCCAATTGCACCTGTGCCTGCCATGATTAGCGTACAAGATCCTGATATGAGGGGTGGAACAGGATTAAAAGCCCCTGCAGCGCTAATGCCTACACCTCAGCCTGCGCCTGCCATGGGGCCTGCTGCAAGTGCATCGCCTAGTATTCCTGAGATGCGAGCAGCATTGGCTGCAAATACAGGCACTGCACTAACGCCCACTTCAGTCGGCTCAACAGCTACAAGTGCAAATACCGCAGGATTGCCTTTGGAAGCCAGAATTGGTGCACAACGAGCCATTGTAGAAGCTCAAGGCAAATCAGATGTTGAAGTCACGCAAAAGCGCACTGAAGGTCGCGATGCCGAATGGAAAGACAAACGAGCTGGCATCTTAACTTTTGACCCAAGCACGACTAGCTCTCAAACTCGTGATCTTAAAGAGCTATACGACATTGCCAGTAAGAAGCCACAGATCTTTGGCATATTGCAAAAAGAAGGCGCCATTGCTGCAATGAAAGCAGCGGCACAAGAAGGCATAACTACACCGTGGGGCAGTTTCTCACTTCCCGCTAAAGTTATGGAAGAGAAGTACAAGCTTAGTGAAGATGATCAGCGTGACTTAAGCATTGCGCAAAAGATACTTGGCAGGCAGTTCTTCGAGAATGCAAAAACTAATAAGTCAGTGCTTGGCCCACAAATCTCCAATGCGGACGTAATACTGTTAAAGGCGCCGCTTATCACTGATCAAGATTCTGCCGAAGCCATTAAGTACTGGGTGAAGCAAAACGTGTTAGCCAATAAGCAAAAAGATGAGCTGTATAAGAACCTAACAGCATTTGATCAGAAGTATGGGTCAAAAGTGCCTACATCACAGTTCTTTATAGGGGCTGAGTACAAAGCAATTTTTGATCGATATGACAATCTGTTTCGTGAGCTTACTCGTTTGCATAGCCCTGTCTTCTCATCTCCATCGAGGTAACCATGGCCGATAACACAAAGCCTGCTGACAACTCTAGTGCACTTGAAGAAGTTGATCCAATGTTTTCGAAGTCTAAGAAAGCAGGCACTAAAGATGACTTTTACGTTCAAGATGGCAATGGTGCTGCGAATGATCTGGAAGGCATGGACGACATTTTTAAAGACATGCCTAGGACACCATCATCAACCGCACCCGCACCTAAGCGTGAACCTAAGTCAACCAAGCCTTTGGTAGGCGTAGTTGCAGGCGGCGTAGCTGGTGCAGTACTAGACCGTGTTAAGCCCACAAAGTGGAACGCCCCTAGTACATCAGCGGCATCGTCAAACGTAGCAGCAGCTGAAGCTCGAGTAAAAAGTCTAAAGGGAACTATTGAAGCCGCAAGAGAAGGCAAAACGCCAATTGCATCGGACATCATGAAGCAGTTGGAGGGCGCACAAGCAGTGCTTGACCAAAAACGTAGTGATCTTAATGCAGCAAAACAACAAGCTAGCAAGTTTGGCATCTCGTCTATTGAGTCCGCTGTACCTGAAGGCACGGAGCTTTCAGGCGATAAGTGGAACCGTAAAGTTGTAGGCGATCTAGGCCCTGGGGCCGCAAGTAGCACTGAAGCTGCACGAAACTATCAATTACAGCAAAGTCTAACCCCTGATGAAGCATCTAAGTTTAGAGCTGCTAGGTCCGGCTTGATCGTGCCAAATACTCTTGAGAACACCAAAGCATACTTCGGCACTGCTATGTCAAATGTGCATGACTTGTTCTCCAATGCACAAGCTGAGTATGAAGCGGCACAAAAGCAAGTCTTAAAGCTTCAATCTGCGCTTGAAAAGGCTGTAGGGCCTAGTCGTATGGCACAGCTAGGCAATGCTTTAGATACGGCACAAACAGCTGCTGATTCAGCCAAGGCAAAACTTTCAGCACTTGCTGATCAAGCGCCTCCGTCCATGGTTAAAGCCGGCGAGTTTGTTAGCAAGATTCCGTTTGGAAGTATTGCATCAGGCGCATTTGCAGGATACGATGCTGCACAAGCATATGATGATATTCAGCAAGGGAACTACACAGATGCTGCATTCCATGGTATGGGTGCTCTTAGTGGCGCATTAATGGCAACGCCTAACTATTATGCAAAAGGCGCAGGCGCTGTAATGGCTATACCTCCTCTGGCTTATGAAGGGTACAAGTACTTTAAAAAGCCAGGTGAGCCAACCAAAGCTGAGACTAAAGCCCCTTAGCTTCTATGATTCGAATCACTTGCTTTAGCATCGAAATCTGAAGTTGTTTAGCATCTTCAATAGAGACTTTTGCTTTATCATCGAAGTCCTCAGGCCTTACCAATTGAATCTGTGTATGAATGGCATGCAAAACGCCACGCCTTTCCAGCATGGCGCCTACGTGAAAAGCTTCTGTCCAGACATCGTATGGGTCTGTAAGAAGATCTTCTTTACTGGTGCGCTTTAACAGCTCAATCCAGCTTTCATAGCCATCACGAATAATGTCAAGTGCGTTCATGTGCGCCCCTTAGTTTAAGAATTTTTTCAGAATAGGCAGGCTTCGGTTTTTCAATGCTTTCAATGCCTTTAATTGCCAAGGCTCTAAACTCTGCCCACTTACGCTGATAGACAGGGTCTTCTGACGGTGGCACATAGCCGTATAGCTGCTTCCAGCGGATTGACACATCAGTGGATGCAGGCGTATACACAAAATGATCATTTGTAGTCATAGTTCAGCTCCTTTGGTGTTTAGCCATGCACGAAGTGCAGACATTCCGCCGTCAATTAGCACATGGTTAGGGAATTGTTGGTAGATGCCGTAAATTGAGTGATTCACAAAGTTCTTCATAATGAGATAAGCATCAGCATTTATAACTGATTTTTCATTTACTGACTTACTAGCATCTACAAATCTAAAATCATACTTATACCTGTACTCTGCTTCAATCATCTGCATTTGTGAATTAAGTAAGCCTATAACTACAATTCTAGGCTTATGAAAATTATCACTACTATATGTCGGATCATGTTTTGTTAGACGAAATTCGTGCTCAAGCTCTTTAACCACTAACTTCACATTGTCTTTGACAATCAATGCAATCCGTCTGGCAATGGTGTTAATTAACTCGTCTATTGAAGTCTCTTGTGCAGTTTCAACGGTTACTTCAGTCTCTGGCTCTGGCTCTGGCTCTGGCTCTGGCTCTGGCTCTTTAGCAAGCGGCGTAATATAAACACGTTTCTTAACTTCATTAGTTAAGTCATAGCATGCTGAGTGAGAGTTAAATGCTCTGTGGCGGTTGCGATCAGTGAGCACCATTAACTGTGCTTGCTTAATCGCGTCGTAAGGCGAAAGTGCGTGCGATCTGTAGTACTCTGTTGCTTTATTAAGTACTTTTTCTTTTTCTTCATTTGTCCATCGAATTTTAGCAGTCATCATAGTTCCTTTTTGTATTCAGTAATGTAGTAGCGGTAGTACTTCACACTTCTATTGAGTGCTTGCTTCTTAATGTTGTATTCAATACAGACATCCATTTGCCGCTCAAGGCGCACTACCACACGTTCAAGAGCGGCAAATGTTGGTTTCTTCCAGTTTGGATAGGCAATCTTAAACGCTTTAAAGATTTCTTTACGAGCCTTTAAAGGCATTACCTTAAGCTTATAGTGGATTGCCTTCCAATTGTTCATGGGTGTTTCTTCTCAATGGCATCGATTTGACTAAGCAAGTCTTCACGAATTTTTAAGTACACATCACTACCTAGATACTCATCACGGCCTTTGGAATGGTAGAACTGTTCTTCACACCAGTCAAAGTTATCGTTCTTTGCATTTGGCGGAAAGATGTTTGTTTTACCTTTAGCCGATTGTCGTTGGTAGAACACATCCGGGTTTCTAAAGTTCACCAACCCTTTAAGAAAGGGATAGACCTTTAGTACTTCTAGCCACAGTTTCATGGCAATAATGTTATCTACCGTGGTTTGAATTTGCTCATCACCGCGCATGATGCAGTAACCAATAAGATCTTTAATCGTGCACCTAACCATATAAAAATGCTCAAAATTGCGAGGCATGATAGTCCGAGTATCAAGACCGTGCACAAGACCACTATCAAGCATATCGATATAAAGAGATCGAGCCATTGTAGTAATTTGTTGATAACGCGCATAAAAGTCCTTGTTAGCCATAATCCCGGGTTTAACCACAACGCGGTCATCACGCATATCGCGGTCACCGTGAACTTGGGCCGCAAAACTAAACAGACGGTGTCTGATTAAATGCGTTGTGTCAACCATATCCATACCATTAACCGACCAAGTGATGTTGATCGTCTCCATTGCAGTAGGTAGCAGTTCATACTTAAACAGCTCATCAATGGTTTGGTCAACGTCTTCTTTTGGAAAGTCCCATTGGATCTTGTCATTCCATGTATTCATTAAGAACACTGAAATCGTGTGACGAAATTGCTCAACCGTAGGGGCATGGACGATCTTGACATCAATGGCTTCCAACTGATTGACAAACTTAATTGGCCCGGGATTCTGACCGAATTTAAGTGTGGTGTGCATCTTTTGTAGATGCGGCATTTGTTCTTTATTAACCTTTGGCATGTTGTTCCTTAATGAGTTGAAGTTCTACTAACCGTGCGTAGCCTGCGATATCCGTCCAGCTGTCAATGTGACTAGGCGACACAGCTAAACGAGAAAGTTTCATGGCTATCTTTGAGAGATAAATAACATAGATGGGGTCAAGCTCCTTTCCATGAGTTTTGCGATACCTGTCCTTTATATTTTCAAGGATAACTGCTTCTAATGAAACACCTTCATAAAAATCACCGTACACGGTACCTCGTTGTTCTAAAACTTGATCTGTCGTGGTCATTGCGTAACCTTATAAGGCTTAAGCTTTTCTTCCAGCTTGAATAGTCGTTTAGCGCTATTGGCGTGCACGTCAACCATGTAGCCTTGGTTGCCTAGTGCTATCTCGTTTTGTGAATACTGCATGCATTGAAGTGCATCGGCATAATGCACGACTAAGGCTTCAGGGGAATCCTCATGGTATATGTCACAAAAATGCTTTATTTGAGGCGGAAAATTCTGTACGATCTGTTCTTCGGCTTCTTTAAGAGCCGCTGCAACGACCGGATAGTTCTTTTTGACCAAATGGTTTACGTCAGAGATCTCCATCTCGGCCAAGTCATGGCAAATAGCAATCTTAATTGCTTCATTGACATCAAACTTATAAAAAGGCGCCATTATTAAGACGCCTAAAGCTACAAAATAGCTATGTGTTGCCACACTCTCTTGATGAATCACCGGCTTCATGCTATATCGCTTGGTGTGCTCCAAGGTATAGCTTCGCATAAAAAAGTCCATGTCTTTACTATTCATAGCTTATCTCCAAGTCTGACCAGTTCTTACGGTCAAACATTCCTTTGCCTGTTATCTCTTTAATGGCATTGTCTAACTGAATAAAGTTCCTAACCACGGATCCGGATGCTGCTAGGACTAGATTGAACTTCTGATGAGGCTGACCATCAAGCCATAGGTATATGAGGGGAATGGCATTTGCGTAGCACCAGCCGGCCTCGAATAAGGTTCCTGGGTCCTTGCCATCGGTTACACACAAGGTTAGATCAGTTTTAAACAATGCTTTAAGGTTCATGTCCAATACCTGTTCAGGCGTCGTGGTTTTAGGGTCAAATAGACATTCATCTTTAGGGCTAAAGTACTGAACACCGTGCACATCAAGAAGTGCCTTAGTGCTCTCGATGATCTCTACCTGTCGTGAATTAAAAAATGGGCCGGCAATATAAACATAGGGCTTAGTCGTGATTGAGTCCATGGTTGTTCCTAAAAGTTGACGGGGCCGAAGCCCCTTTGTTATTAGACCTGCTCAAGCTGTTGCTTGGTAGGCTTATCCATGATGGAGCAATCAACCCATCCGGATGTGTAGGCTACGCCTTTTTCTAAGTATTCTGTTTTCCATACAAATTTGTCTACAGGATGCTGCTCAACGGCAATGTAGATGGTTGCATCCGGCAGGCTATTGACAACAAATTTAGTACCGGGTTTGACTTGAGTGTGTTTCATAATTTAGTCCTTAGTAGTTTAGAAGTAAAGCGTTTACTGAAGTAAACAATTGCATTATACCCTATGTGCAGAGAAGTAAACACTTTATTTTCTATTGGCCCTCCTTTTCTTTCACTTTTTTTGTGTAGTCCCTAACTGCATTCATTAAAGCTTGCTGAGTTTTGTCTTTGGCATTAATGGCAGCCACAATAGCCTCGTCAATAGTGTCTTTGGCAATAATCTGATGGACTACGATGTTGTTGCGTTGTCCTTGGCGCCATAGACGCCGAATAAACTGCTCATAGGTTTCTAATGACCACGTATTACTGAACCAGATCACGGCATGACCTGCCCCTTGCAAATTTAAGCCGTGGCCGGCACTTTGTGGGTGT